ATCTGAATCAAGAAATCTTTTGCAAGTATCTTTCTTGCAGCACTCATTACCATCTTTCTGGCAAAAATAATAACTATCTTTTTCATTATCGCATCCAACTACAATATTAGTTCCGTTTGCAAAATATACATTCATACATTATTGCTCGCAATCTTTAAAAGTAATTCTCTATTAATTCCCGGATACCAAGACTCAATCTGATTAATTAAATCTTCAATCATGATCTGAAGCTCCGGAGCAGCTGTTCCATGAGCGCCACCATCTTTTGATCCTCTCTCAACATAAATATGCGCTAATTCAGTAATATTTATTTTGAAAGTAAAATTCATGGGAATTGCCAGTGGATATAAACCACGTTTTACATCTTTATTATTTTCTAATCCTTTTTTAATGAAACCATTATTTGACCTTACATAAGTATCACCATAATAACTAATCTCACCAGGAATTTTCGTACCAAGATATTTTAATACTTCATCCCATGTGATAATTTTATCTTCGTACCATTCAGAAACTTCTCCCTCATGGTAATCTGCAAGCCTTGTACTGCTACGAATAATCCTGTTATCCATTCTCTTTGCGTGGGAATCCAGATCATCAGTTGCCCCTCTATGAAGACCTTCTACAACAACGGAAATATCTTCAAATCGTAGCATTGTGATATGCTTTTGTCCCCATTTAAGAAGTTTTGCTACTTCTTTGTCAAATTTAATTTTTAATTCATCATCCTCTGGCAGATCTAATGGCCTCCCATAACGATCTGTGCAATGATCTACCATTTCTTTGAGTTGCTGCTCTATCTCTCCATTCCATGTTCTTTTGCTCATGTACATTGTTCTGATTGCATCTCTTATTGAGTGCATTTCTGTAAGGGTCACTTTCATGTCTACATATCTCCTTGAGTTAATTTAATTTGTTTTCCCTGTGCCATTATAATAGCACTATAGGTTTCTGATGTCAATAGTAATAGTTAATTTAATTTGTTTTATTTTTTAAAAGTTCATTTACGAATGTTTTCATAGGTTCTCTCATATTAACATTTTCATGTAGCCACTCCAGATACTCAGGATCTGTCTTTGCAACATCTGTCAGTAATTCATCCTTATGCTTTTTGTATGGACATTTGTATGTCTCAATATCCGGTAAATCATATGCATCAGTATCATCTTTAAAAGAAATATCAATGTCTTTTCTGGAAGCCAAATAATCTGCTACATGTACAATTTTCCCTAACTGTGATTTTGGCTTTGGTAAGACAATACTTTCTCTATCACTTGTGTTCCATTGTCCCATATGAGACGAAACAGCATCAGCAATAATCTCAAGTTCATCATCTTCGAGATATAATCCTTTATAATTACGAATATATTCTGCTGCCAACAACGGATGATTAAATACAGTAAACACCTTTTTTCCATCCTTTGCCTTTTCTTCATATGTTTCTGCAGTACCAGACTTTTGAATATCATGTGCCAAACAAGCAACACGTCCAAGATCTATCCATCTCTCATCAAACTGATTCTGGTACTGTTCTAATCCGATGATATAGTTGTAAATCCTTAATACTGCTTTAGTATGGCGCATTAAACCTCCATCACCCAGCGCATATGCCGGGTGATATTTACCTGTAGAACTCGCCGCAACCTTGAAAAAATAGTCAGGAGCATCATCCAAGACAACTTTTGCAAAATCACGGATATCGTCTGATTGAATCGTTTTTAATTCATTCTGAAATAATTCTGACTTCATTTGCTCTCCTTTTTGTTTAATTTAATTTTTAACTTCTTTAATATATCTAATAAAAAAGTGTTCCTCTTAAAATTCTCTTTCTTTTTAATGGATCTGTTTACAGTGTCTTTATCTCCAATATGAAAGCATTTTTCTTTTGTACGTGTTAATGCCACATATAATAAATTAGAATTCATCATATAAGCATGACAAGATGGTGTAAGTATAATCGTCACCTTAGCACTTCCTCCTTGGCTTTTATGAATAGAAATTGCATATCCAAGCAGCAACATTGACATTTCTGATTTTTCATATTTTACTCTGACACCATCAAAATCAATAATAGCGCCTGTCTTATGTTCATTTGTATATGGAATAATTTCGTCATAAATATCAATAATCTTTCCTAACATACCATTAGGAATAAATGTGTTATTTATAGAAGGTTCATCATTTTGAGAATCATTTTCTATTTTCATATCCTCCATATCCACTTCTGCTTCATAATTATTTTTGATCTGAATTACTATATCACCCACGTAATATGTCGTATCTCCAGATTTGATACATTTTTCTGATCCATAGTTTGGATTAGCAATTTTCTGGACTGCATTATTAATTGCAATAGTACCACAATCACCTTTATTGAAAGCAGATAGAACAAGGATATCTTCAGGAACATATTGAGAAAGAAGCTTCTGATATAATCCAATTGCACATTTTACTGATTGTTCATTATTAGCATTAATAAAAGTATAATCCTTGCCAAATTTTACCATACCATTACTCAAATCATATAAATATGGTTTCATATTTCTAACATCAGTAGCAACTTTCATTAACCCACCCTCAGCATACCTGAAAATTTGATTCAAAGTCACTGTAGGTATAACAAATGAATTGATCATATCGTAAAGTAGATTTCCCGGTCCAACAGATGGAAGCTGCGCTGAATCACCTACAACGATAAGTTTTGTTCTGCTAAAATCAATCGCGTCACACAAATGTAAGAATAGAAATATATCTGTCATAGAAAATTCATCTACAAGAACAACGTCATATGGTAATTGATATTCGCTATGATATCCCCATCTATTCTTCGGCATATAACCTAAGCCACGATGAATTGTAGCCGCTGGCTTACCGGTATAATCGCTTAACACTTTTGCAGCACGTCCTGTTGGAGCCATTAAAGTATATGAAATATTGTTATCCTCCAACATTTTAATGATCATTGCGGAAGTAGCACTTTTACCTGATCCTGCAAAACCATTCAATATCATAATATTATTGTTACATATACATTCCAATGCACTGGTTTGTTCGTCAGTTAAATGATACTCTCCCGACGTCTGATAACTCTTCCAGTCAAAATCCCATATTTTAGGTTTTAAGTTTGCTGAAAATAATACAGCAGTTATAGCAGTTTCAGTATCATGTGTGGCTTTTAAAGATACTTCAAAAGTATCTTTGTTATAATAAATATCTGGATCCTTTAAACATTCAACATAATGTGATGAACAAGCAGGAACAAGTCTTACAACCTGTTTTCTGAGATCGCGCAGATCCATTTTAGTATTTCCCTCTTTTTGATTCTCTTCCAAATAATATTCCATACATGCTGCACATCTTTGCGCAGATGATTTTAATTCAAACGGAAAATTGATCTTGCCAAGTCTCTGCAATTCTAAAAGAATACTATCTGCCTTAATAAAACCTACACCAGATATTTTTGTCAAAGATTTATATGGTTGTTTCCTCAATTCTTGTTTCATTTTAGGGATTGATTTAAATTCATCATATAATTTCTTTAACATTGACATTGTGAGAATTCCACCAAATTCAATTACTAAATCATAGATACAATAATTCTCAACTATTTTTGTTTTAATAGTTTCAAATGTTTTTTCTCCGATACCTTTTAATTTATCAAGATCAACAGTGTCAGCTTCTCCTCTTAACACAATATCAATAATATCTGGATAATGCTGCCAAAGTACTCCTGCCTGGTTCTCAGTTAAAATTTCTCTTAAGAACATATAAACTTCTTCTTCATTTTTAGGCTTATCCATTCTCACATTTACAATATCATACCCAAAACCATATTTATCGAGCTGTTCCACAGCCGTAATTTCATACGACTGTGAAACTACTAAATTATGTACGTTTCCATAAATAGTAACATTATCATATTTATTATGCTTAATATTGGGGAACTCTTTTTTATCTACGTCTGTAGCATAAATCTTATAATCCTCCGAATTATACATGCACTTTACGATTTTACAATTAAATTTCACTTCTTTTTTACTCATATTCACACCTATTTAATTACTTCATATTCATCAAGTATATTTTCAAGTTCATCTGTTTCCTGCCATGTTCCATTCACACATTTTTTCTTCTTTTTCTTTGTAAAGTGTGGAACTTTCAAAATAGAAAATTCACCAAATGGATTATCCTGATATACTTTTATACTGGTTACTCTTGCTTTTACATCCTCTCCGGTTTTAATATTATGTAATACACAATATGGTTTTCTGACTTCCTTGAATGTTTTATAATCTGTCACGACGTAAAAACATTGATTTACTTTTGGATTTACATATACAACATACTGAAGATATTCCTTTTCGAATTTTACCTGATCAATGACAGACATTGCTTTATTTTCTAAACGACTAGATAACTCAGCTATAAGCCCTGTATTATCCAAATCCCTATATTGAGAAGCAGTCTCTTTCCCGGCATATTTCTTCATCAGATACTCTGTCAAGCCAAGACTTTCCATCTTTTTTTTACTGATAATCTTACATAAAGCAAATTTGTCGTAGATCTCGGATACTTGCATCAAATACTGATTTTTTCCAAACTCCTCGAAATAATTTAATCCAATAAGAATCGTTAGCTGTCTGGAATTTACAGATGTTTTTGTATTTACATCTGCCAGAACTTCTGTAAAATTGTTATATCGATTCGTTGCTAATTCAAGAAGATCATCTGCTATTTGAGCATTACAGAATTTAATTGATGCAATACCCTTATATAATGCATGATTCGCTTTATCTACGGTATATTCAGCTCCGGATTTTCGAAACTTGATATTTTTTATCTCAATGTTCTTTATCTTCGCCAATTCAGTCCCCATCAGAATATCATCTGTATTGTTTGCACAGTTTAAATATGCAGCAATGAATTCTTCTGGATAATAATACCTACAGAATGCACACATGTAACCAATCATAGAATAGCCTGTAGAATGATTGTACCCAAATTGATAATTTGCACTATCTTCAATAATCTGTAAGAATGCCCTTGCTTCCTTCTCTGCTATTTCTCTTGGCTGAGAAGACATTTTACAATACCCATTCAAAATATCAGGCAAAGCTTTCTGCAGTCGATCCATCTGTTTACGTCCGATTGCTCGTCGAACGTTATCAGCAGCAGACCCACTTAACCCGCATATATTTTGAAGAAACTTAATGGTGTCCTCCTGAAAAATAAGAAATCCTCTATTATCTTTCAGCAATTCATCAATAAGTGGTGATGGATTTTTATTTGTCTCACCTGCCAGCAGCCTATCTCGATATGAAGCCCCAGATGGTCTTAGTGACGCATTTATCATTGATAAATCGTTGATGCATTGTGGGCCATAATTCTTAAGCATTTCATATGCGTATGGCGATTCGAACTGAAATACGCCAGCAGGACAAAGAACAATATCATTCCATACCTTCTTATCATTCCAGTTAATCTGATGTGATTTTGGATATGGAAGTCCGGCATATTCATAGCACTTTCGAATAATTTCCAGATTCTTTAGGCCAAGTAAATCGTATTTAACAAGACCGGCACCATCATGAATTTCTTCCATATTAATACACATAATACGTTTTCCATCATTCCAAAACGTTCCATAGTTGTCTGGAAGTGTTACCGGAGAAACTACAATGCCTGCCGGATGAATTGACTGAGAAACCGGAGTGCCATTAATTCCATCAAAATAATAGAACAATTTCCTGTACTGATTATCTTTCAAATCATTCATATGTTTTATAGCCTTATCATGCTCAGTTATCTTATTTTCATAATCACGACGTAAGCCATAATATTCTGATTCTTTATCTGCCTGTTTAATCTCATCGAAATGAATCATATCTTCGATTTCTTTAATTCTTTTTCCGGTTGATTCAATTGCATCTTTATAGGCGCTATACATCTCCTTGATATGCGCAACCTCATCAAGTGGAATATCTAAAGCGCGCCCGATCTCATCAATAGTGCCTTTATCAGACACAGTTCCGATAGCAAGAATATATGCTGTCTTATCATATCCAAATGACTCAATGATGTGTTGTAAACTAATTCTCGCTGATCTGGCGAAATATCAAGATCGATATCTCCAACCTCTTCACGATCTTCATTCGCAAATCGTGAGAAAATTGTATTCCATATAACTGGATCGACATCAATGATATCTGTTATGTATGCAACAGTAGAACCACCTACAGATCCTCTACATGGCCCAACTGGTATACCATTTTCCCAACACCAACATACCAGTTCGGACATAAAGAGCATAAATCCAATCATATTAATCTTTTTAAATACACGCATTTCCTCTTTGATACGCTTCACGTATTCTGGAATTTTTTCCTTTTTGATAATTCCTGCATCAATTTTCTCATGCAATTTATCAAAAATTCTTTTCTTTAATACTTCCTCTTCATTGTCGTACAATTTTGGATATTTTACAGAAGTATCAAGTTCGAAATCAGTAACAGAATCAGCCATCACATTTGTATTCTCTATTGCCTGCAGAATCACATCAAATGGAATAGCGCAATTCTGAATGCGGAACATTTCAACCAACTCTTCGTAAGTCTTTAATGTCAGATCAAATTTATCTTCATCAGCATATTCGATACGTTTTGCTTTCTGTAAAATGCTTCTGCATTCAGCTTTATAATAATCAATGCTATGTGTATCTGTTCCGGCGATTAAAGGTTTCCCTGTTTGTTTTGATGCAGCATATAAAAATTCGTTATATCGTTTCTGCTCTGGAAAATCATGCGGCTGAATTTCATAGTAATCATATGTTTCCAGTAACTTATAAAAAGTCTCTCTCGCTGTCACATTCATAAGCTGAACTTCTTCAAGCAAATTATCATAATATTGCTTCAACTTATCAATTTGAGCTTCGATATAATGCAAATATGAATCTTCAGGGATGCATCCATTTTCATCAAACTGTTTCAACCATGTAATCATGGCCTTTTGATCATTCTTCTGCTTTTCAAGTTCAGCAACTTTATTTGCCAGTTCCTGTTTCAATGCAGCAGTTTTCTCTGCCATTTGTTTCTGGATATCCTTTGGGTATTTATTCAAAGGTGATGCCAAACAAGCAGAAATCTTGATTACATTATCTGAAATATTAAAGAACTCTTCAAATGTAATACGTGGTTTATAATATCTATGATCCGGTTGTGTAGATTTATCAATCAAAAGATTGATTTCTTTTACACCTTCATAGTTCTTAGCCAAAAGAATTGTATGATAATTGTCCCTTACCTTCTCTTCTAGTGAAGCTGTTAAATAACATTCAACTCCATGTATGTATTTTAGCCCTTTTGAATTGATATACATCTTTTTTTCAACCCAATTATAGGCATTCCCATGCTCCGTCAGAGCTAAGGCTTTATACCCTAGCTCCGCTACACGGTCTGCATATTCTTTATAATCAGTACAACTATCAAGAAGAGAACGGTTTGAGTGGCAATGGTAAATAGTATACTGTCCCATTTTATCTCCTTATAAATCGTTAAGCCAATCTAAATTGTCAATGTCGTATTCTTCATCCTGCTTATTTTTCGTACCCAAAATATCTCCATTTTTCTTTGCATCTTGAGCATCAAGATAAGCTTTTAACGGTTTATAAAGTTTAGTGGAATAACCACACAAATTCGTAAGATAATAACTTTGCTTTTTTAGACTCTCTTCATCTTCCCACCAAAGTTTATCTGCTTCATCATATTTTCCTGCTGCCTTTAGTTCCGCATATGTAGCTTCTTTATCACGAATCATTTTCATAGTATTGATAATAAAATTTTCCCAATACTGAATCAGCTCCGGAGTTAAGTCAACATATACATAACAATCATGCAATTCATATTTCTCCTGTACTTCCGGTGGAAGACAGGTAATATCATTTGTTTGAGCTAATTTATCCGTATACTCCAACATGTTTTCTTCATATCCGAATTCTTTTAACCACATCTTTGCATTTGCCTGTAGCTTCTCACCAAGCTCAAAGCGTTCGATTTCTCTTACTTTCTTTACACCTTTTTTAGATTGAACAGTTACACACTGATATTTAAGGAAGTTCCATGCAATTTTGATCTTTTCAAACGGAATTCCCATCTGATGTAAAGCCAGAGAGTACATTACCAACTGCCCACATTCATTTTTCGCTTTATCTCCTTTATATATGCTGCTTGTCTTCCAATCTAATATAGTATAATTACCATTTTCATCTGTCACCAGAGCGTCAATATACCCCTGGTAATATTCATCGCCAACCTTTACGGTTACAAACTTTTCAATATCAATATGATCAGTAATCTTCTCGTGTGTCTCAAAGAAATTTTTCAAATCATAATAATACTTAGTTGCAATACTATTGTTTCTGGCACCATCTCCACGAACAAATTTTAGATCAGCAATATCAAATGCCATCATCCATCCTTCGTCAAACTCTTCAGCCATTTTTTCATAAGCTAATTCTTCAGTATAAAATCGCTCTATAATATCATGACTAATACCGCCAGTTACTTTATAAATAGAATCATCACGATCCTCTTTTTTATGTAATACATACTTCAAAAAATACTCATAGAGACCATTGTGTACGCAGTTTACACGGCTCCATGAATTGAGTCTATCGACTCCAAGTGCCTCGCACATCTTCTGCAGTTCTTCATAGCTTAATCTCAACTATTTTTTCAAACTCTTTAAATATTCTCTGTGTTTACTTTCATCATAAGGAATTCTCCATTTAAACAGAAAATTGTATATTTTATTTGGCGCATCTGCAGGTGAGTCCTTTGGGCCAAGCAGTTTCCATTTATCACGAATGTAGCTGACTTTACGTAATCCGTAAAACTTCTCACACATATTCCAGACCTCTTCTATTGGAACATCATTATCCATCGCGATAATAACTTCTTCTACTCCGATGCCAAGTATAATTCGCACCTGCTCATCTGAAAGTAAATGGCCTTCAATTGCACCGCCGGTTGGATCCATTCTGCTATCTCTTTTAAGAACAGATTTCTCGGCTTCGAATATAACAATATATCCTGCTTTCTGAATATCTTTATAATTTTCCCACAATCCATATATATTAATTTCTTTTCGCATCCCAGGTGTTATAAAGTATTTTGATATTCCAAATTCAGAACAATTTTCGATGGAACTTCTGGCATTATATCCCATCAGCGTTCCATCTAGCCAATATCTAATTGGAAATATTGTTCTCCTCCATCTATACGAATATCCCAATCCAAATTTTTTAATTGTTCGCTTTACAATCCCTTCACGGAACAAATCAATATGAATATATGGAACAAAATCGTTTAAAATATCTTCACTCATAGGGTCAAAATCATTTACAATACATTTTCTACGCTTAACCACAAATCTTGAGAACACGAACCAGGAATCATCCGGCTTTTTCTTCTCCTCTTTTCCTTTGTATAAATTTTTTAATCCTAAAAGTTTATGAAGATATTTCATTGCATTTGCAAAATCAATATTTTTGTTATACTGAACTAAAGAAATTAAATCCTCACCATCGTCATATTCAACACCTCTGGTATAATTTCGATAATTCAGATATTTATTGTTTCTTATATTGATGGCGGCTGGATTATTGCAGTCGCCACCCACCGCATTAGAGCAGCTATAATAATCCTTGTTATCATGATATACTATATTGCTACACCCAATGCTTTCTAAGACATAAGGTATTTTTCCATTTTTCTGAATGTATTCCTTAATCTCTAATGCAGTCATAATTATTCTCCGATTAAAAATCTTGTGCTATATTACAAATAGCAACATCTTTGTGCATATTTGTACTCAGATCATACTCTGAGATTATCTGGAATTGGTCTGTAGCCCCAAATCTATTTTTAGTAATAAATGTGATCATATAATGTTTATCCGGATCCAGATGATACGGAATCTTTGAGGAATTGTTTTTCCCCGCCAACTTATAAGCTTTAATCTCATGTGAACCACCAGGAAACTCATCTTCAAATGGTTTACGCATCATTAAATTCACACTAAATACATCCAATATATTCTTTGCTTGTCCAATTTCATTATTTGTAAGATACCTCATCTTTACTGAAGCTTTCCCTAACTGATATGTAACAAATAATGCTACATTTTTAGCAGCTGGTTTCACAACATCGTAAAGATCAACCATATCTCGTTCCATAGATTTCCATGTTTCTGTGTCTCTTGAATCAGATGACTCTTTTAATGTATCCAGAACAAACAGCCTTACTCCCATACTAGAGTATTTTTTTATTACTTTGATTGCTGCTTTGACAGTATATTTTTCAAAGGGAACGATTGTAATATTTCTGCGTTCTTTTAACTCTTCAAGATATTTTGCTGCCTTACGAAGCTTATCTAAAACATCTTTACTAAAATGGCCATCACGTAAAATATATTTATGTAGTCCAGCACTATATAAATTATTTGCAACCCAGATAAGTAACTCTTTCTTTACTTTGTCCTGATCTTCTTCATTAATCATAATGACCATTTTTTCATTATGTTCTAACACTGAAGGCATTAAGTAGTTGATTGCTGTTGTTGATTTTCCAACACCTGAATTGGCACCTAGACCATAAATGTTTCCATTAAAATTAATGCCGCCAATTTCTCTGTTCAAAATATCACAATGTTTAAGTGGCATTCCTACCTGACTCCCAGCATTTAATTTATCAATCAAATCAAATAATCCGTCGCAGGCATTATAAGTTTTAACTTCAGATTCCACATTAATAAATGTGTGATTCAAAAGTGCCTCAAGTTCGTTATATATATCTTCAGCTTTAGCATCGACATATTTACTTAACTTTTCTTTTACAGGAAAGCCCATTCGGGCTAATTTCATTACAGCGTTCCACTTCTTTACCTCATTCACATAAGAATCAAAATTAGCCTCTTCGATATATGTAAATGAACTTTCAATCTTCCCATATCCACCATATTCATCGTATTTCTTACTTAATTTTGAATGTTTCGATAGATACATATTGATTGTAATTTCATCTAATGTATTTTTTTGTTCTACATTGATGATATCGTTCGCAATTGAAAAATATACTCTCCAAGCATTATTTGTTATATCTTCCAGTTTCAAAGAAGTGTCTCTGACTAAATCCGGGTTCTTATAAATAGAAGACACTGCATTTGCTTCTGCAATTAACTTATATTCATTTACCTTTTTAATAGTCTCAATACATTCCTTTTCAAAAGGAGACATTGTTTTCGCACTACTGCGATCCTTCGTCTTAGTAGTGATAGATGTCAATTACCAAATCCCCTCGAATGTAGAATTTATGACCTCTTCCGTCTGACGTTGATATTTAGCGGCTTCACTATTTTGCGCTCCTATATCAATCTTTTCAGACTTCTCTTCGCTTTTCTTTGCATTTTTCATTCTGGTGTACATATCATTAATTCGGCTGCTTACAATAGCACAAATGTAAGCCACTTTCTGATCTTCGCTGTTAAATGTTTTTCCTTTTATTGCTTTTAAAATGACATATTTGTTCGCTTTAAAAGTATTAAAAATAACATCAATAGGATATTCTCCATACATTTCATGAGAATTATTCGCCATACTTTGTCCTTTTCTTAGCCCTTGCAGTCTTAGACATGCGTTCTTATGCAAACGCTGCGTCCCAGAATACCCCATCAATTCTCTTTCAACCCAATTACACATTTGTAAGAAGTCTTCATTTTTCCAACCAGTTGTGTCCTTTTTATTTTCCTTACTCAATGTTATTCTCCTTAGAAATCCCAAGGCAAAAGCCCTGGGATCAATATTTATTTACGCAACAGTAAGTTCAAGAATCTTTTTTGCGTCATCAATATTTGTTACTTTCATCGGATTGTCATAACCCATTTCTTTAGCTGCAGCTACAAGTGGTTTTAATTTTGCTGTTTTACCTTTATTAGCAATACAGAACGCCTTAATCTTTTCTGTGATTTCACTAAGTTCTTTCTGTATTTTAGCTTCTGCCTCAGCTTCCGCAATCTTTTCAGCTCTTTTTTCTGCAGCTGAATCCTGTTCTTTCTTTAATTCATCAACAGATTTACTCCCTTTAGATGCTTCGGCTTTGATAGCATCTGTAAGAGCTTTGATTAATGCATCTGAACTAAATTCAATTTCCGGAACAATGTCAGCAAATCTTGATTTGGAATCGATAGAATAAGAATCATCACGGAATGTAATTTTACGGCTTTCGCTTGTAATTACACCTTTCATAATATCTACATCTTTTTTACCTTCCTTTTTAGTCTTGCCAGTCTTTTCCTGCACGATTTCTCTATCAATAGAAGCAACACCAAGAAAATGTAATTTTGTTTTAATTGCATTAAAATCTCTCATTGACATATTAGTTGTTAGAGAAGTATATGTCTGTCCTGTTGTTACATCATCTTGTGTACGCTGCTTAACGTGTCCAATAATAATGAAATGAACACCAACCGATTTCAGTTCCCATAACTTATTCAGAACAATTTCTGTTGCCTTATCCTCTCCGGCCATATAACCACCAAAAGCTGCTTTGATAGATTTTACCGGTTTCTCAGGATTCTCCGCATTATGCATACGAATAACTTCTGGCTTTGCAATTTCTACAAGCTGATCATATGTATCAATAACAACTGTCTTTAGATCAGGATATTCTGTGGATTTATTCTCAACGACATCATCCACAAAATCTTCAAATCCAATACTGTTTGTTTCTTCATCATAATCCATTGACCATTCCGGACAATTCAAATAGTTGATTCCATTAATACCGTCGGCACCATCTTCTTTACCACACTCAAGAAAACGATATCCATCTTCACCTACAAGTTTCTCGCACATCTCTTTAATAATTGTTGTTTTTCCGATACCACTTTCCCCAATAAGTCCAATATTATATGATAAAGGATCAATTTTAATTGTATTCTTTTTTCCGTATCCCATAGTATTTGTTTCCTTTCTGTACTTTGTATAATTTAATTATTATAGTTAATCATCAAGCAGCGAATCTAACATTGAATCATAATCAATTTCTTCATCCTGCTCCGTTGTATCGGTTTCTGAATCGTCTTCTACTTCATCCACTTCTTCGTCATCATCTGCTTCAATCAGATAATCTAATACAAGATCATCTTCTGAATACATAGAATCGAATTTCTGAATCTGTGGAATCTTAGATCCGTCTTCTCCAACTAACTTAATAACTGGTCTAGTAAGTAACATCCTGCGTTCTTTACTAGCATTTTCTGTACAAAGTGCTAATGCTTCTTCCAAACTATAAGCTCCCATTTCTACCAGTTCTTTAATATCGTCTGGTAAATCGTCTTCAGTTGTCTGGATCACTGCACCGCCTTCAACAAATACTCCTTGACAAGTAATCAATGTCACGTTTTTCTTAACTTTGAAAAGTTTTCCTGCGCGCTCAATAGATTTTTCATCTTCCGGATCATAAACATATTCAAATGTCTTTCTCAAAGGTACAAACTTTCCGCCTTTTACAGCGCCACCTTCAGTCAAGTCATTACCATTATATTCTTTGAATTTCTCCAGAATGTATGCCGTTATCGGGAATGCACATTTATCTTTATCTGCTTTTCCAATTGAATACTTGTCAAGAAGCATCGACTGAGTAAATGCTGCTTCATAAGTATTCAATTCTTTCTCTCTTGGAAGATAAATACTGTTAATTTCTTTTCTTACTTGTATATGTTTGTCATATACAGTATATTTTAACTGCCCTCTTACCTTAATCTCCATACCATCCTGCAATGCTTCAGACAGATATTTAATTGCATCATATGCATGTAAGAATTTATTGATAACAACTTCACCTTTTGTATCCTTCTCAATACCAATTTTGATAAAGCAAAGCTCTCCGATATCTTTTAGAATATCCTCGTCAAATCGATCATCAAAATCAATCTGATATCTATTATCGAAATCATCTCCACCATTCTCATCTTTGCCATGAACATAAATAACATTGTTTCTGCCAGCTCCATAACCACCCATTAATTCGCAGCCAACTTTTCCGTATTTATCACCGCAGTCAACATTCAGGTTAATAGAATTGTAAATCCAGTCGCTTTTCTTAGAATGTTCATCAATTTTGAATGTGTAATCTTTAATACATGCCTTTCCAATCAATTCAAATGTCTGAACCCAGCCTTTTTTATCTAACGGTTTTTTTTCTTTCTGTTTTGCCATTATTTATTATTCTCCTATTCTATACCATGTCATAATCATAATATTTTCTATCATTGTTTAATTTCATCGAGTCATCTTCAAAATATCGAATCACATTTAATCGCCCACAATGTTTGCATTTCACAAGCTTGGTTGAATATCCATATCCATTCTCATCAAAGATGGCGTCTGTTTGTTTGTATGCAAATCTTTTTTTACAAGAAGTACATAATCTACTAAATGCTGTTGCCACCATTCGTGTCCTCCTTTCGCCTTACTTTGCTCCAGTCGGACCGAGAATAATCTCTCGTGCGTAATTCATCGAAATAACGGAACAGAATTTTCCAAAATATTGTCCTGCTGCTCGAACTACTTCCGGTTCTTCTTTTACACAATCTGTATAAATTCTGTTTGGAAGATTCCTTGCAACAGTTTTCATATCCTGTTCACACCACTCTGTTGGGATGATTCCTTCATCACGCATTTTATATAACTCTTTTTCAACTCTACGCCGCGTCACGACAGATTTTACAAGTTCCTGTGCTTCTGTTCGTTCTTGCAACTTTTGCGGATCCTGAATCTTTTTAACATGATTCATTTTTGCAACTTCATGAAATTTATCTCCAACGATTTTCACTACAAATGGTAATCTGCTATTCGGATCGTTTAATCTTGTTTGGTTCTTTATAACAATACCTTCTTGAATTTCTCCATATCCCGGATGATCCATAAAACTTTGTACATGTTCCCAACTGACAAACGGTCCAACATAAAATGTATTGATATATGTAAGTCCATGCGTTTCTGCAAATGCCTTTACTTCTGACTGAGGAAGATATTTTTCTTCCCTTACATCATAAATATCAAATACATACCATTTCTTAGTATTTTCTGGATAATAAATAATCGCATTTCTTGCTCCAGACCATTCTCCAAATATTACATAGTCCGGAACGTCTTTATAATCTTCAGGATTTAACTCCTGCACATAATTATAAAAACCATTTAATGTATTGTTCTGATTCAACGTATGTCTTCTGGAAAAAGCTACCATTTTGCCAGTCTCTGCATCATATCTAGCTGCTGCATTAGATCCATCAAATTTTTCCTGGATAACAATTAAGTCACCCGGTACAAATCCATCTGCATATCCTTCTTTCAGACGTTGAATATCCATAAATTTCTTCTGCTCCATTATTTCACCTCGCTTTCCGAAGTGGAATAACTTTGCAGTTTATTGTCACACTGACATCTATGCACTGATCTTTTAAGATAGTGCTTCAAATATTATTTCCTATTCCTCATTGATACGTGCCTGTATAATTAAATTTTATTACTTTACAATTTTTACTTTGCAGCCAAACTTTTCTTCAACTTCAGCCATAGTTACTTCCTTAATTAACTCTTCATAGATGCATTCAAATCCATGACATTCTGCTGCATTATATTCTGTAATTGCTTTATCACCAAGATAATGTTTGTCTTTCGTTCTCCATACCTTAATAATACGATTACCTAAATCATATTTAAATGTAAGATCTTCGTTAATCATAGAAAAAGATCTAAATCTGTTAATAACCTGTCCTTTATTATTACTGTACCATTTGATTTGATCATCTCCATTAGTTCCGATTAGCACAATACCGTAGCTTCCCTTTGTAGAAAGAACGATATCACCCGTACATAAATCATATTTTGTCATGTTTACTGCCTCCTTAAATATACATTTCAGTAGTTACTATTTTCTTCTGTAATGATCCGCGCGACATCATTACAAATATGACACAATTGGATTCGAACCAATATTTCAGCTTAAAAAGCCACGTTCTTTCCGTTAGACTATATGTCATCTTTTTTTTACATGCATGACCTGTCGTACTGCAGTCACAACAGGATTATGTGTACTTATTCTTTCTCCTTATCCATTATAATTTTCTCCATAGATTGCGATTTCTGGTTTGCCATTTTCATCTAATACGTAATATGGTGTAATGCCACCAATGCCACCATAACGGTCTGAACCTTGTACTACATATACAATTTTAGTGGTTTTATCATATACAAAATATTGACTATATCGACTAAACCCATTACTTGATACGATTTGTATTTCCTTAATTTCAATAAATTGACCGAATGATTGAACTTTTTCTCCATTGTCATTTATCTCTTTGTCACCACATCCAGTAAACGAAAATGCCAATCCCGATACAAGCAATCCAATTAATAGTTTCTTAATTTTCATTCTGTCACCTCTCGAATCTCACATTCCATCGAATCACTTATTATCCTATTAAAAACATTCCCGTAATAAACAACGAAAATAATATACACATAATAATAAAATCACCGATAGCCAAAACAAGTCTCTTTCTATCATCAAGAATATCGAGTCTTGAAAAAGACATACCAATTGTAAAAATTAATGATAATAGTATTCCTATCAATAATGATCCTATATAAGATTTCATATCTAACCTCACATTTCTACAATCCTGTACAATTGTCTATTCAGGTAATGTCCAAGTAAGTAATCATTGTCTAATCCAGTTCCGTGATAAAATTCTTCCGCAATTCCACCACCTATAGCACATAACGTATCCATATCACACTTTAATGAGAATACATTTCGCAAGAAACTTTCATAATCATCACTTTCCAGAAAACATCTTATTGCAACAGGTACACTTCCTTGACAAATTTCATTCCACTGATATGTCTTTCTATAGTCTTCAATTTTATATTCAACACTATATTTGTAATCATCTTTTGGATAGTATTTCTTCACATATTCATAGATTTCTGCTTTTGTAACACCTGTTCTTGCCATATAAATGCACATTGCCGTTGCAACCGCCCCTTTAATTCCTTCTGGATGATTATGTGTACACTCAGCAGACTTTGTAGCCCATTCGATAACTTCTTTTTCTGTATTAAAATGTTCTCCAATATAAGAACATCTCATTGCAGATCCATTACCGCAACTTCCATATGCAGTTTCATCATCGTATCTTAACCACGTTTCAAAATTATTTCCATATCCTGCATTTGGATATTTTCTTCCCCATTCTCTATATGAATCTGAGAAAGATTTATTATTAATAATTGCTAATTTAGCAGCAAGTGTCATTACAGTATCATCTGTAAAATAACATCTATCAGTAAATAACTTACAATTCTTCCAATCTAAATCAATTGGTCTACCAAATTCATATTGTGAACCTGCAATATCACCTAAGATTGCACCAACGATAGCCATAATTTAATCTCCTTTATTTTAAATTATTATTTTTACGGGATTATTTATAAGAATTTTATATCTCTCCTTTCATTTTTCTTTTAATGGAAACTCTGGGACTCGAACCCAGGACCGACCGGTTATGAGCCGGTTGCTCTAACCAACTGAGCTAAGTTTCCATGTAGTGGGCGTTATAATTACACCCACAATATAGAAATGTAACAATATCTGTAAAAAAACTTGCTTATGCAATCGTGTCAGTTACACGAACAATCGTCATCACTCTCAAAAGCCCTCCCACATTATTTCTACCTCACTGACTCAATTACTTTTTTGCTTCATAACTAATCTACACATCTGCTTAACCAGATCATCCTCCAACTTCCCACTTACAACCTCATTAGCACAAAGCACATCTATATAAATGTTTCCTTTCGACGTATCCAAACCATACAACCAATACATCTGCAGCTTCCTCATCACTGGGTTCCAGTATTCCACCAACTTTTCAATCTTCTTTAATGTCCTATAGACGCTATATAATATAAAGGTCAACCTCCCGGACTTGTTTCTCCTCATTACTATTTAGGCCATCAAGTAAATCCGTAAGAATAGTCCGAATACGGATAGTGGGATTCGAACCCACACGATTTCTCCGAAGGGTTTGAGCCTTCTACGTCTGCCAGTTCCGTCATATCCGCTTGTTGTATAAGGTTACTACCGGCTTACCCTTATACAGTTTATTTATACTCGTAAGACCTGCTTCAAACGAGTTATAAGAGGTAAAAAGTAAAATGAAAGCCACATGCTTATAACCGAACTTCCACACATCTAAAGTTTTTATTCATCGGAATGTTTAATTAAATTTTTATACAGAAAGATTATAATGAAGTCCCTTTTCTTCTTTTCTTGCAAAAACGATACGATCAATTTTAATATTTTCGTATTTTTTCTTTTCTTCTTTTGTAAGATCCGCATAGTCTTCATCCGGAATAATTTCAACATCTTTTCCATCAACAAAATCAATGTGTCTGTCAAAATCATATCTTACATCAACACCAGAAAATTTTGTATAGAACCATTTTCCATCTATTGTAAAATATAAACTATGATTAGAAGTCTTATCAAATAAATCAAGGCTCTTTTCTTCTGTATCCTTTTTTCCATCTTTAGTATACAAAGTAGCTATATAAACGGTATTATTTATATGAAGGATATTCATATCTTTAATTGCCTCTTGAAATTGTAATCCTGTATTAAGCTCAAATGCGATAGCTCTTAAACAATCATAATTTAAGCTGACTCTTTTAGAAAATGCAATTACCTTACTAATTTCTCCATAATACTCTTTATGTAACTTGTCTCTCATATATTCTGTGATTTCAGAATCTGTCGGATAATCAAATCTAAAATGATAATGAAATCTTCCAGGTCTATTTACCAAATAATCACTCAGAGTATTAAGATTATTACAAGTAATAACATATAACTTTTTCCCTTGAGCTAATCCATCAAATAATGTAAGCAGCTCTGTTTGTGGATTAGCCATACCATCAGCAGCTTTAATATTACCAAATGTTTTATCAAACTCATCAAACATTACTAATACTTCCTGTTCAATTTCTTCAATAAAATTAGCAATTCCAGGGATATATGTATCAACAATAATTACTGGTAATCCTTTTTTTACAGCTTCTACAGCAAGAATCTTAGAAAATAAAGATTTGCCAATTCCTTTGGCTCCAGATAAGATCACGCCAAGATTTTTATTGAAATTTGGAAAAGCATTTAATACTTTATTTACTTTTTCCATGTGCACACCGTATATTTTATCTTCATTGATCTCAATATCAGCATGTTTCTCTAAATAAAATCCTGTCATCTTTGAACATCTGATAGAATAAATTTGTGCCGGAAGTTGATTATGTGTTACAAGATCATCTCCGTAGATTCTAAAAGTGGAACCTGTACTAATAATTTTACTCAT